TATTTAAAAGTGAGGTAGTAGGTAATAAATATAAGACTTAAAGTTAAGATTGCTTTTTTCATGTCAATTTCTCCTTTGTTTATATTTATATTAAAGCGCTAAATATACGTTATTAATCACAATACAACTTTGCCCATTACTTTAATATCACTAAACGAAGCGACTTTGATATCATCATACTTCGGATTTAGAGATACCAAATTAATATAGTCTTCGCATATATCTACACGCTTGATAAGACTTACTCCATCTAATACAACGAGTGCAATTGTACCATCTTTAATAGAATCTTCTTTCTTAATAAAAGCGTATGTTCCTTGTTTTAACATAGGTTCCATTGAATCACCATTAACTAAAATACAAAAATCAGCATTTGATGGCGTTTCGTCTTCTTTAAAAAATACTTCTTCATGCAATATGTCATCATATAATTCTTCTCCTATGCCAGCACCAGTTGCACCACATGCAATATACGATACTAGTTTAGACTCTTTATATCCATCTATAGAAGTGACTTTATTCTGTTCTTCCAATTGTTCATTTGCATAGTTAAGTACGTTTTCTTGGCGGGGAGGTGTGAGTTGAGAAAATATGTTATTGATTTTTGACATTATCGTTTCATCTTGACGTTCTTCATCAGGAACTCGATAAGAATCTACATCATACCCCATAAGCCACGCTTCACCAACGTTCAGAGTTTTAGAAAGTAGGTAAATTCTATCTTGGTCGGGTGATTGTACGTCGTTAATATATTGAGATAAAGTGCTTTTACTTAAAGATATACCTAGTTTCTTTTGATAAGGTTTCGATTTATTAATGATATCTACTTGTTTTAAGTTTCTTATTTTCATAATGTGTTTAAGTCTATTTGAAACTTTTTCTCTCATTTAGTGCACCTCCGTTTGATAACTTCATAATAAAGCTTGTTGAACAAAAATTCAACAAAAAAGTTCATAAATCATGAATTTTTGTATTGACTTGATTCAAAACAAGGTGTAAAGTATAGTTAAGTTCATGATACGTGAACTTAAGAGGAGGTGCTTTTATGTGTTACGACTACTCACGTTTGAGCGGGAAAATAGTAGAAAAGTATGGCACTCAGTACAATTTTGCAATTGCTATGAAATTGTCAGAGAGAAGTTTATCCTTAAAACTCAACGGTAAAGTTGGTTGGAAAGACAGTGAAATATGGAAAGCTATACAACTACTAGATATACCGGTAGAGAAAATACACTTATATTTTTTTAAAGAAAAAGTTCATGTTATATGAACTTAAGGAGGGACACAATGGAACAAATCACGTTAACCAAAGAAGAGTGTGTCGAACAATGCATCAATAAAGACTTAAAACTTTTAGATTATCGAGTTCAACAAATTTTAGAAGGTGTTCTATCAGAAAGTACCACATACGGTGATGCAAGAAATAAATTAGAAACATTGAAAATTATTGCTGAATCTCATTTTAAAACCGAACATGCTTCAGTTATTTACAAATTAGCATTGAAAAAGTTAGACGAAAAAATCAACGCCACTCCAATTAAAGAGTGACGGAAAGGGAGGATTTTAAATGTTTAAGGTTTTAAATGATATAAAAACTTCTTTAAAAAACCATCCTTGGGGTTGGAAAGAGCACTTACCTTATTTGCTGATGTTAACTCTGTCACTTGTGGCTCTGATTCTCGGTGTTCTGTCCGCGATTCTATGATAACAGGCTTTATATAGATTCCTTTGTTGGTAGTGACTTTGATAGTCACATCCCATTCCCATATCACTGGATATTCTTCGAGCAAAAAAGTACATTCTACACTTTCATAAGGTCCTAAAGTAAATGGAATGGAGTAGTTTTTATCTTTATATCGTATAGGTTTGAACGTTTTTTGTTCATTTACTTTATTTTTAATATCAAATTCAACGTCAATAACAGAAATGGGAAACTTTGTGAAATTAATAAATGTTATATCGTTGTAACTTGATTTGTCATCGACCAAGTAATTAAAGCTTCTGGTAGGTATAACATCGATGTTAAGAGAATCTTTCATATAGTCTAAATAATATTTAAGTGCAGTCAGTAAGAAACTAAAAATTGCGATACAAATCGCGATTATGTCCATACTTATCACCTCCTTAGGTTGATAACAACATTATACACGAAAGGAGCATAAACAATATGCAAGCATTAAAAACAAAATCGAACATCGGCGAAATGTTCAACATACAAGAAAAAGAAAATGGAGAAATCGCAATCAGCGGTCGAGAACTTCATCAAGCATTAGAGGTTAAGACTCCATACAAAAAATGGTTTGAAAGAATGAGTGATTACGGATTTGAAGAAAATATCGATTATGTAGTCACGGACATTTTTGTCCATAACCCACTAGGAGGTCGTCAGAATCAAACTGACCACGCACTCACACTAGACACTGCAAAAGAAATCGCAATGATTCAACGCAGTGAACCTGGTAAACGTGCAAGACAATACTTCATCCAAGTTGAAAAAGCATGGAACAGCCCAGAAATGATTATGCAACGTGCTTTAAAAATTGCTAACAACACAATCAATCAATTAGAAACAAAGATTGAACGTGATAAACCAAAAATTGTATTTGCAGATGCAGTAGCTACTACTAAGACATCAATTTTAGTTGGAGAGTTAGCAAAGATCATTAAACAAAACGGTATAAACATCGGGCAACGCAGATTGTTTGAGTGGTTACGTCAAAACGGATTCCTTATTAAACGCAAGGGTGTGGATTATAACATGCCTACACAGTATTCAATGGAACGTGAGTTATTCGAAATTAAAGAAACATCAATCACACATTCGGACGGTCACACATCAATTAGTAAGACGCCAAAAGTAACAGGCAAAGGACAACAATACTTTGTTAATAAGTTTTTAGGAGAAAAACAAACATCTTAATAGGAGGAACGAACAATGCAAGCTCAAAACAAAAAAGTCATCTATTACTACTATGACGAAGAAGGTAATAGACGACCCGTTAATATTTAATACAACGATGGCTACGACTTAATGATAGACCCGCGTTTTATTGAAATGACGCTTGAAAGACATCCGCATTTAAAAAATAACTTTTATGGATTAATAGATGGAAAAGAATTTAAGTTAGATTAAATTTTTGGAAATGCAAAGGAGGAACAACAAATGTTACAAAAATTTAGAATCGCTAAAGAAAAAAGTAAATTAAAACTCAATTTACTAAAACATGCAAACAGTAATTTAGAAACAAGAAACAACCCTGAACTGTTGCGAGCAGTTGCAGAGTTGCTTAAAGAGATTAATCGATAAATTCTATGAATTCGATTTTAGCTGAAGCGATAGCTACTATTTTGTCTCCAACAAAAGTATATGAGCCATTAGTGAACAAGGAACTTTTAATTTTTTCTTTTGATATTTCAACAGTTCCGCGATGACCTGACTTTATCACTTTTTCTAAATTATCGATTTCAACAAATTTATCATTAGAAAGATATAAACAAGCTTTCATACTTATCACCTCCTTAGGTTGATAACAACATTATACACGAAAGGAGGAATAACAAATGAACATTCAAGAAGCAACTAAGATAGCTACAAAAAATCTTGTCTCTATGACACGGAAAGATTGGAAGGAAAGTCATCGAACTAAGATATTACCAACAAATGATAGTTTTTTACAATGCATCATTTCAAATAGCGATGGGACAAACCTTATCAGATATTGGCAACCTTCAGCCGATGACCTCATGGCAAATGATTGGGAAGTTATAAACCCAACTAGAGACCAGGAATTATTGAAGCAATTTTAGAAATGCTATCAATGATACTTTTTAAATTGTTTTTAAACTCATTTTCAAAGTAAACAACAGTCTTGTCTGAAATTGTTACATGATAAATAGTGTTACTAGCATACACGCCGTTTAGGAACCCAGAGTTTTTAAGTTTATTTAAATCGTATTTTACATCTTCGAAATGTAGTTTTTGAAAATACTTTGTATGTATATCTTTAGCACTTCCAAAATTATTGCAGGTTAATTTAACCGAACCTAACTTTACACATTCTAAATAATCTTTGTAGAGTACGGACAAGATATATTGTTGGTCTTTAGTAAGTGTATCAAATTCATCAGATATCAAGGGCATGTTATCACCTCCTTAGGTTGATAACAACATTATACACGAAAGGAGCATAAACAAATGAACACAAGATCAGAAGGATTGCGTATAGGCGTCCCACAAGTTTCTAGCAAAGCTGATGCTTCTTCATCCTATTTAACGGAAAAGGAACGTAACTTAGGAGCGGAAATATTAGAGCTTATTAAAAAAAGTGATTACAGCTACTTAGAAATAAACAAAGTTTTCTATGCATTAGATAGAGAACTTCAATACAGGGCGAATAATAACAAACTTTAACATTTATCTAAAGGAGTGATAGAGATGCCAAAAATCATAATACCACCAACACCAGAAAACACATATCGAGGCGAAGAAAAATTTGTGAAAAAGTTATACGCAAAACCAACAGAAATTCATCAATTGTTTGGAGTATGTAGAAGTACAGTATACAACTGGTTGAAATATTACCGTGAAGATAATTTAGGTGTAGAAAATTTATACATTGATTATTCAGCAACGGGAACATTGATTAATATTTCTAAATTAGAAGAGTATTTGATCAGAAAGCATAAAAAATGGTATTAGGAGGATTATCAAATGAGCGACACATATAAAAGCTACCTATTAGCAGTACTGTGCTTCACAGTCTTAGCGATTGTGCTTATGCCGTTTCTATACTTCACTACAGCATGGTCAATTGCGGGATTCGCAAGTATCGCAACATTCATATTCTATAAAGAATACTTTTATGGAGAATAAAAAAACTGCTACTTGTTGGAGCAAGTAACAGTGCAAGATGAGCAATTGTCTTAAATAATTATATAAGGAGTTATTAATATGACCTTACAACAAAAAATACTATCACATTTTGCAACATATGACAATTTCAATCCTGATGA